AAGGCTACTGCTCGCAACCTTTACACGAAGGTCGCAAGCAGTCGCCACAAATGACGGTGTTGTTTAAACAGTCATCATTTTCTTTCATTGTTTTATTTCCCTTTGGCACTGGTGCGTGCTTTGTATAGCGCCCAGATAAGCAGCGCTATCAATAGCATCGCGGTGCCGTTGAGGTGTTCGTATTCCATGTTTAAACACCTATCTTTGCGATGGTGATTTTTTGCTGATTGTTTTCCAGCGCTGCCTTGATTTTAGCAATTTCTGCCAAGTCTTTGGCCTTGTTGATGCTAATTAGGTGCCCGTTTTTTCCGTAGATATAGAACTCAATCATGAGTTTCCAGTCCTTTCGTTTAAACACTGCGGGCTTTCCGCCGTGTTCGTGCCTGCCGTGAGGATTGCACCCACGCTTAGCCCACTAGGGGCAGGCTGCCCCGCTAACTGTTTAAGTCATTGGCTCGGTTCTTTAGCCAATCCCCAGTGGAGGCGTTTAAACTACCTAGATTTACCAAGGCATCCAGCAAAGTGTGGCACTCGGCAACGCTGCGCCAAGTTCCGCGCTCATGTCTGAAGGGATTGATTCCCACCATGTCAATGGCGCTTAGGCTTTTGTTGCAAGTTGCATCAATGAAGGCCGAGATAAATTGACTCCATGCGATGGCCTTTACACCGTTTAAAGTGCCTTGATGGAGGCGAACTTCTACGGTGCCATGCGAGAGCATAGATTGCAGATTGAGACTCACATATCGGTTGCCATTCCACGCGCCACGGCTGCCTTGGCTGCTGTAGTCTGCTTGAAGCATGGCGCGAGCCTCATCTAACACTTCACAGTAACGATTATGTAGGCGAGAAGGCGCAACCAGTGCAGCGATTGCGTGATGCGCTGCGTACCAATTAATAACCAAATTTGCGAGATGGCTACCAGATGCACGGGTTGAGTCTTGGTTAAAACCTAGAGACTGCTCTCCAATATGCACATGAAAACCAGTGGCACGGTCAACCCGTGCGCCATCTGTTTTTAGCGCCTTGGTAACCCTGTGAGCCTCATTCAGACGGGGAGCGGTGAGGATTGGAGAGATTACCTCCGCACCTCTTGAAACGCTGCCGTCATATTTTGCAGACCAAGAACCGTCATGCCCTTGGTCACACTCAATTCCCGCATTGTTTAAACTGCGGGAGGCCATTGCAGGGCTTAGCCCTTGAATTTCAAATTCCATTCCGAAAGTAATGACCGCCATGATTATTTAACCTCTTTCATGGCTTGATTGCATGCGGGGCAGATAGGGCTGCCATAGGTGATAAGTGTAGAGCGGGAGATTCTTGCAATGTAACCGTCAACCTCGCAGAAAACTTTGCGTAGACGGGTTGATTGCTTTGGTTTTGCAACCTTTGCAACCGTGATTCCTTGAGTCATTTTCTTGCCTCCAGTCTTTGAGTGGCGCGGTGCCACTGGCTCATCATGGCACGGCTAGCGTTTAAACTCAAGCATCCTAAAAGTCATTATTTGACGCTGCTTTTTGAGGGGTTTAAACGCTTTTACTTTTTGCCACTGGCTCAAAGTGGGTTGCTTGTTTACGCGGTGGGCTGCAAGTTACCAGTGAGTAACCATGAGCAAACCAGTGTTTTACGCTATCTTTTTGCATCTTAAGATATTGAGCAAGTGAGATTGCTTGCTGTTTTGTTTAAGTTTTGCCCTGTTACTCATCGGTAACTTATGAGCCTCTGCCTGCCCTGTGCGATTGATGCAGGCGGTGGAGGTTGCGAGCCTGCTTGATGTTTAAACGCGGGGCGCGGGGCGATTGGTGCAGAGCGGGGGCGCTATCAATGCAGAGTAAGCGCCTTAACCCGCGCCAGTGCTGCTAGTGGGCGTGCGAGCGGTGCAGCATTGCAGCGTGCAGGGTTTAAACACTATGCAGAGAGCGGGTGCGCGATGCAAAATCGCACCCCAGGGTTTTTAAAAACGCGGCGTGTGCGTGCGTATGTATCTACTTATATAACTTTGCTAGTCCTCGCCCCCCATAAATGTGGCTCTGACCTGCACTTTTACTGATTTACTATAAATGTGGCGTAAATCACACACCCAAAAGTGTCCGTTAAGGACCTTTTGGACACCTATAGTGTAAGTGAGGAGGCAAAATTATCGGAGCCTCCGAACACACACTGCGACCCTATGGGGTCGCCCTAGTAGAAGCCCTAACCTTCGGCTTCGTTTGGACTTCGCCTTCGGTTAGGAGTTTAGCCCCAAGACTCCAAATACCTCGTCTTGGGAGAACCTATGGAAAGAAAACGAACTACCTCTGCTTCGCATCAAAGCGATGCCATCAAGAAGCAAGTTATTGATTTTTTAATGCAAGGCTACTCTGTCCAGCGTGCTATGGATGCCGTAGGTAGGAGTGTTAAGACCTATGAGTACTACCGAAAGGTAGACCAAGAGTTTGCCACTGCTGTAGACAAAGTGCGGTCTATGACCGCTAGGGGCGAGATTGGCTCAGTGCGAAGGGAAGTACCACCCTTCCCTGAGTTTTCAGAGAAATATCTAGGTACCCGTGTTTTTACACACCAACGCCATTGGATAGATTTATTAGAGGGTAGACAACCTACGGATATACACCCTGCTATAACCTATGAACAGGGTGCTTCAGATTTATTAATAGTTAACACGCCTCCAGAACACGCAAAATCTACGACCATTACGGTCAACTATGCAATCTATCGGATTTGCCAGAACCCAAACATCAGAATCATGATTGTGTCTAAGACACAGGCTATGGCACAAAAGTTCCTGCTCTCCATTAAGAACAGACTAACGCATCCTAAGTATCAGGACCTACAACTTACCTTTGGACCTCCAGGTGGTTTTGAAAAGAATTCTGATTCATGGAAGCAGGACTTAATTTACCTTTCTTCGGAGGCACGCGACTCAGGAGAAAAAGACCCTACCGTACAGGCTGTTGGTATTAGGGGCCATATTTATGGTGCCCGCGCTGACTTGATTATTATGGATGACTGCGTAGATAACACTAACGCACATGAATATGAAAAGCAGATTGATTGGATTCAATCCGAGGTTATGTCCCGTATTGATGACAATGATGGCAAACTTCTTATTATAGGCACCCGCCTACGCCCTAAAGATTTATACTCTGAGGTACGCAACCCCATGCGCTATCCTGACGAGAGTTCTCCTTGGACTTACTTTGCACAACCTGCGGTTCTTGAATTTGATGAGGACCCATCTAAGTGGGTAACCCTCTGGGCTAAAACCAACATGGCTCCAATATCTGGAGTAGGTAACCCTGATGCAGATGGTCTATACCGCAAATGGGATGGTAGCGCTTTAAGTAAAAAGCGTAGTCGTCTATCTCCAAATCTTTGGGCAATGGTTTACCAACAACAACAAGTACACGAAGATTCAGCATTTCCATCCGATGCTATTAAAGGTGTTATTAATGGCGCTAGGAATGTTGGGCGCATACCAAAAGGCAAAGCAGGCGTAAGACCCAATGGTATGGATGGACTTATCGTTATTGCTGGTTTAGACCCTGCAGGTAGCGGTTACACCGCAGCCGTATGTCTAGCCATTGATATTTCTACTCAAAAACGATACTTGATAGATGTGTCAAATAAATCAGGAATGAAACCAGATGAGATTAGAAGTTTAATCAAAGACTGGACTGATGACTATAAAATTTCTGAGTGGCGTATTGAAAAAAATGCTTTTCAAACAATGTTAACTCAGGACCGTGAGGTACGGGAATACCTTTCGTCACGGGGTGCGACCTTAAAAGAACATCACACGGGTCAAAACAAATGGGACACGAACTTCGGAGTTGCATCCCTGACGACTCTATTTCACGGTTGGGAAGATGAAAATGCACTCATTGAGTTCCCCTCAACCCATGCCTCAGAAGGTATTAAAACTTTAATTGAACAACTCATTACTTGGTATCCAGATTCTCCAAAATCACAAAAAACCGATACCGTAATGGCATTTTGGTTTGCTGAACTTGGCTGTCGTGACCGTATTGCTAATGCAAGAACCTTTGCTCGTACACATAACAGTTTAAATATGTTTCATACTCCATACGACAAATCAAAACAATATACCGTATCACTAAGCGACATTTATTAGAACAGGAGGTAGGTGTGCCATTTTCGCTAGACGAAATCAAAGATAATTATGAGCGTTATCGTCAAATGTATTCTGACCGTGATACCCGCATGGAACAAGTGCTTCTTGTTCGTAAGGGTCGCATGCGCGATGTTTTTCCAGATTTATTTCCAGATGGACCGTTTGAGAACCCAATTGTTTCAAACATGGTGGATATATCGGCTCGTGATTTATCAGAGGTTATAGCGCCACTACCCGCATTTAATTGTAATTCCCCATCTATGGTATCTGATAAAGAACGCAAGAAAGCCGATAAGCGAGAAGAAATTGTTAACGGCATTATTGATTTCTCAGATATGCAAACTCAAATGTTTAGCGCAGCAGACCGTTATGTAACTTATGGTTTTGTACCTGCTCAAGTTGAGGTTGATTTAGAAAAAAATATGCCGCGTATCCGTTTCTTAGATTCTTATGGATGCTATCCAATTATTGATAGATTTGGAAAAGCACATGGCATGTATCAAAGAATTAAAAAATCGTTGACAGAATTAATGAGCGCATATCCAGAATATGCTCATTTATTATATGAAAAAGATTCAACTGCTTCTATGATGGAGATTGTTCGTTATCATGACAAAGACCAAGACATAATTTTTGTTCCATCAAGAAACAATATTGTTATTGACCGTGCGCCTAATCCAATTGGCGAATGTTTAATACGCATTGTTCAACGACCATCTTTGGATGGTCAAGCGCGGGGTCAATTTGACGATGTTCTTGCAATTCAAGTTGCAAAGGCTCGTTATGCACTTCTATCGCTTGAGGCTGCCACTAAAGCAGTTCAAGCCCCCCTTGTAGCCCCTCAAGATGTAAATGAGTTAGCCTTTGGACCAGATGCTATTATTAGAACTGACAGACCTGGCGATATTCGCAGATTGCCTATTGAAATACCATCAGGTGCTTTTGCACAACAGCAAGTACTTGAGGGAGAACTTCGTTTAGGTTCTCGCTATCCTGAATCTCGCACAGGAAACATTGATGCCTCTATTGTTACAGGTCGTGGCGTACAAGCCCTTATGGGTGGATTTGATACACAAATCAAAACAGCCCATGCAATGTTTGCTCGTGCCTTCGTAGAACTTATTAGCGTTGCACTAAAGATTGATGAAAAAGTTTTTGGCACTATAGAAAAAGAACTTCGTGGTACACGCAATGGAGTTCCATACGCAATTAAATATAAACCATCACGCGACATTGATGGTGATTACACTGTTGATGTTCAGTATGGCTTGATGGCAGGCCTTGACCCAAACCGTGCATTAGTTTTTGGTTTACAGGCTCGTGGAGATAAATTAATTTCTCGTGACTTTCTACGCCGTCAGATGCCCTTCTCTTTTAATGCAACTCAAGAAGAAGAAAAAGTTGATGCAGAAGATTTACGCGATGCAATGAAACAAGCAATCGCTTCTTACGCACAAGCAATTCCAGCACTTGCTTCTCAGGGACAAGACCCATCAGATATTTTGTATAAATTATCTACTGTCATAAACGAACGCCAAAAAGGTGCCTCTATTGAAAGGGCAGTACAAGATGCGTTCCAGCCCAAGAATCCCCCACCTGGTGCGATGACCCCTGAAGTAGTAAGTCCCGAAATGCTTGGGCAACCAGGTGCGGTCCCTCCAGGTGAGGGCGAACTTCCTATGGGTATGTCTGCAACAGGTCGTATGCAAGGTGTAGCACCTGGACAAATTGCTCCTGGTGGTAGACCCGATGTTCAATCACTTTTAGCAAGTTTAACTCAAAGAGGTGAGCCTAACCTTCAGGCTTCCCTTGTAAGGCGTTTACCAGTCGCGTAAACAATATTTTAAAACTGTTTAACAAAATTAAAATCCGAACTTAAGTGGGAGGGAAAGTGGCAAAAGAAGCAAAGAATAATTTTTTAGTATCTGGCACAGGCGGTGCTGGAACCAATGGACAACCTGCACGATATGCAGCAGGCATAGACAATGCAGAAGATTTTTATGAAATGCAAACTGCCGCTAAAATGGAGGGTCAAAATCCTGCATTTTCAAATGTGCCATCCCCATCTAGCCAACGCCCATTTAGAAGCAACAACACTCAAAAACTTGTGCCACTAACTGCTGAAACACAAAGATTAGATGAAGATGTACGCACTGGGGCAACCATGGGAACAGAAAGTATGTATGCTAATGATGCTACAGCCACAGGAGAAGATGCTGACCGCATGCGTGCAGCGCTTCCATATTTATCGGTAATGGCAGAACTGCCACAGACTTCCAATGCTTTCCGAAACTATGTTAGGTATTTAAAAAGCGTACTATGAGTTTTAGCGAAACGCTTGGTAATGCAGCCAAGAAACTATCAAAAAATGGATTTGCCAACGAGATTGGCTTACCAACTTTATTATTTGACCTTGCTACTGTTTCGTCAAACGATAAAAACTGGGTTTCTGATGCGTTTAAC